GGTCGCGATTTTGGTCGTGCCGCTTTCGCCCTGTTTGTTCTCGCCGCCGTCGTACTCCTTGTGACGGCCACGCATGACCACTTCAACGGCGGAAATAGCGCCGGTATCATCGCGCTGGAAAGAGCCGGTGAAGCGCAGCGGCACGCTGTCGGCACCCGGTGACGCGTACTGCGCCCACAGCTCAACGTCAGGCAAGCCGCCCAGCGTCCACTCAAGCGACAGCGCGTCGTCGTCGAGGCCGAGGTCAACCGACACCGAGCCCGGCATCCCGCCGCCGCGATATTTCTCAAGCTTGCGGGTCAGCTTTGGCAGGGTGACGGATTCAACGACGCCCATGTAGCTGAGACCGTCGTTAAACATATTCAGGTATTTCAGTTTGCGTGGTAACGCCATGCTCTGAGCTCCTTAGCTGTTGACCGAGTCTGACAGGTCTGCCAGATAGGTATCGGTGATGCGCTGGCGCAGGGTCAGGTTTTCCAGCGGCGGGACGGGGGTGTAGTCGTAATCGATATACAGTTTCCCGGCTTTCAGGGTTTCCACGCTGTTTGACTCCGGGTCGTACCAGCATGAGCCGTCAACGATATAGCCGTTATTTTTCAGCTCGCGGAATTTGGCATTGATACCGGCGACGATGTCGCGGATGAGCGTTGCAGAAACCGGCTTATCCATCGCCCACGCGTGCGCTTCCGCCATTGTGTCGGCCAGCACCTGCGCCGTGCGGGTGTAGTTTTCAAACACGAATAACGGATCGTCCGAGCAGGTTCGGTTACCCCAGAATTTAAAGCCGTCGTTGCGGATGAGCGTTGTCACCCCGGCCTGATTCAGCAGGTTGGCGTCGGTGGACTGCTCCTGCAAATCCCATGAGACCGAGGCGCTGACGCCGGTGACGCCATTCACGCCGACGTTGGACAGCGTTTTGTGCCAGCCGGTCTCCTGGTCGATTCTGGCACGCAGGCCGAGCGCGCGGGCGGTCGCCCAGGCAATATCGGTTTCGTTCGCCGTGGTGTCCCATGCCAGAAAATCAGGGTGAATGACCATCAGCTCGCGCTGGCTGAAATTCTCACGGTATTTGATGGCGTCAGAAATGGTCTTGCAGCCCCACGCGCTCACATAGCCGAACGCGCGCAGGCTCTGGCAGGTTGACGCAAGCGCGGTCGCCACTTCCTGCGTATCCAGTCCCGGCACGCCGAGAATGCGCGGCTTAACGCCGGTGACGGTTTTCGCTGTTAACAGCGCTTTCAGCCCGGTGTATTTGCCGTTTTCGTCGGTCGTGCCGATGATGTTGGAAATGGTTTCTTTCTGCGCCGCTTCCGGGTCTGACGGGTCGTCGGTACCTTCGGGAACGCGCACCACCACAATGACCGGCTTGCACTGGTCGGCGATGGCCTGCAGGGATTTTGACAGCGTGCCTTTTTTACCGGCTTTACCGATCGCCGTTTGCACGCTGGTAATCAGCACCGGCTCGTTCAGGGGGAATGTCTTTTCGTCAGCATCGCTGGCCGTGCAGACCATGCCAATGATGGCCGTCGAGACGGTGGAAATGGTGCGCGTGCCATCATTAATCTCGATGACCTCGACGCCGTGATGATAGTCGCCCATCTGTTTAACTCCGTGGTTAAGGGGTGCGACTATTTTCTGTTGTGTGTCGCGCAGGCGCGATGCAATGCCGTTGGTGGAGGGATAACACAACATACAAAAAAGCCCTCCGGGTGGAGGGCGTCGTTTATTCTGGTCTTTCCGGCCACTCAATATCCGGCACAGCAGAGGTGTCGATCGCGTTCAGCGACTGAATGTATTTCATCCACGCAATCAGGCTGGCCTTGTCGTCGTCGCTGATGATGCCGAGCTGCAGCTCAGTCTGCCACAGGCTGATAGCGCTTTGCGCCTTATTCAGCAGCGCGGATTTTTTCTGTTCTGCCTCCTTAATCTGACTGTTTTTCTGCGCGTCCTTATCCGTGACCCATTCGCTACCGTTCCAGCGGTCATAGGGGGTCGACGGTGCGATCGTAGTTACGCCGACGGCATAGTCACCGGGCGCGGTAATGTTGACCGGCTGACCGGTTTTCGTGTCATAAACCGTCTCACCGCGATGGTCTGCGACATACTCCCACCCGTCAAGACTGGCCGCGCGACACACCGCGAAACCCTCCTTTTTTTCGACCGGTGCATCGGTGCAGGAATTAGCAGGAATCCCCACGCCCAGCGCCAGAAACTCGACAGAGGACGTCAGATATTCGCGGGTTTCACCGTCATAGTTATAAACCGTCATATCACCGGCTTTTGTGGTAATGCCCTGTTTATTCAGCGTCGCTTTTGCCATTATGCCGCCCTCACGATGTAGTTAAATGCAATGTTGCGTGGGCGAGCGCCGAATGATGATCGTTGACCACCAATTGAAGAAATCAGCCCTGCGGTATTTATGTGTGACCATGACGGGCTGTTGTCGACAACGCTGTCGAAATCACTCAACGGGATATATGCGGTTCCATCTGAATGCCCCCCGAGGAACATCCCAACTCCAGAGCCGACCTGAGCGGATAATAGCGCTCGTCCATTATCTATCCCGCGCCCGTCATCCCACCCTCGCAAAAACTCACTGCGCAAGTCAGGCAATTTACCGGATGGATAAGCGACAGCCAGCTTTGGATATTTCACCCTGTCAAAAACCGCACCGTTGCATTTAAGCCAGCCCTCCGGCGGTGTTGCCTGCGGCCACGGCAGCGGAAAACCGACCGGAATGTATTTATCAATATCCGCCGTTTTGAGGTATTGCGTGTGCGGGTCTGCAGCGGCGAGGTGCGCGGCCAGCAGATTATCGGCATAGGCTTTCACCTCGATAGCCTTATCCTCGACATACTGGCGCGTTGCCAGCACTACCGACGGGTCGATTTTCAGTGTAATCGCCGACGTGCTCGACACAATCAGAATCATGCGAATGGTCTGCGTGCGGCCGCTCCCCTCCTGCAGCTGCGGTTTGTAGGTCTCCGGGCAGTTTGCCACGGCAATCAGAATCCCCTCATCATCGTAGAGGCCAATCTCGCGGATCCAGAAACCGCCCTCATTCTCGGGAATAATCTGTTCCGCGATAATCTGGCTGGTATTGGCCGGGTCAACGGTCAGCAGGTTCAGCGGCGCGATGCGCTTCTGATTTATGAGCTTCGTCTGCGCCGGGTCAGGGGTCGGCAAAGTACCATTCGCATCGCCGACGGCCATCTGCGTCAGGTTTAGTCTGGTACCGAGTGCCGCCGCGTTCGCCAGCCGCGCCGCGCCCTGATTGGTCAGAATGGCAAGATATTTTGCGGTCATGCGTTCACTCTCAGGTTATCAATCAAATGGATGGCCGAGGCCGGGTAATATTCACCGCCGACGACAATTTCCTCGGGGGTGTAGGGGTAAACGGTGAGCGCGTCGCCGTCGTAGCATCCCGCGCCGACATACAGCTCACCGGTCGCACTCAGGCTGATAGCCAGCCCGGTGAGGTGGCGGCTTGCCGGTTTGGCGTCTTCAATCAGGCGCTCGAGCTCCTGATACATTTCGTCAGTAATGCCACTGTCGAGCACGCCGACAACGAGGCGGAAAGTGCCAGGCTCCTCGTCGAGCTGCCACCACTCGCGCACCTCAATCAGAAAGCCGAGCGGCTCAACCACCCGACGCAATGCGCTGATTGTGCCTTTGTGCTGATGGACGAAAAACGACGACGCGCAGATGCTGCGCTTTGTTGTCTCCGGCCACTTCTCGTCCCACCGGTCGACCGACAGCGCCCACGCCAGATACGGCAGCAGGTTTACCGGGCAGGCGCGCCAGTTCCACAGGGTACGCAGCGGTACCGGCACGCGCTGAATCTCAGCGAGCGCGGCAGCGGCGGCAACCTCCAGCGGCGATGAGCCAACGGGTAACAGCCGGTCACTCATCCGAGCCCCCGACAGTTATCTGGTACTCGGTACAGTTCGACGCCTGCGACTTACTCAGCACAATGTCGGCCTGCGGTGATGCCAGTTCGACACGCTGCACCCCCTCAACATGCAGCGTCGCATAAATGGCTGACAGGCGGATATCACGCCCGAGGCGGTGCTGCGCGCTGATATAGCTCTGAAGCCTCTGCTCCGATGCCTGCCTGATGGGCTCAGATTCGGGACCGGGGTAAACGTAGAGCGTCGCGTCAATCTGGTACGCTACAATCTCCGCCGACTGGACGGTTACCCGGTCGGCCACCGGGCGCACATCCTCGGCATTCAGCGCCTTATCAACAATCGCCAGTAACTCAGGGCTCGCGGAGCCGTCACCCTCGCGCGATAAAACGGTAATCGTCACGCAGGCGGGCGACGGGCTTTCGACCGAGACGTCAGCGACCCGCCCGTCGGCGCTGCGGCCGTGATACTCATAAGCACCAACCGGACCCGCCACGCTTAATCCTTCAAAAGCTTGTTGTGTGCGCAGTCGCAGGTCAGCATCTGATTCCATAACGGCAGGTGTCGGCGGTATGGTGGTGTCATCTGCAGGGGTAATGGTCAGGCGTACGGTATTATTGTTCCCGGCCACGACGTCGAGGTCGCGACCGGTTGAATAGGCCAGCGTAACCGCCTGCGCGGCTTCGTTCACACGCTGACGCCAGATAACTTCACGATAGGCGTTTTCCTGCAGCAGCTTCACAATCGGCTCTGACTCAAGTGCCAGCGTCCGGGCGATAGCCTCCTGCTGATTTTCGGGATAAAGCGATATTAGCGTCGCAATGCGTTCGGCAAGAATGGTTTCAAAGTCCAGTTCTTCCACCACATCGGGAACGGGTAACTGATTCAGGTCAACGGTTGCCATAGTGATTAGCTCAGTGGAATGGTGATGGAAAATGGCTGGCCGCCGGTCGAACGGGTGCCGGTGATGTCGACATACAGCCCGCCGTCGGTCTCCGACCGTTCAAAGGTAATGGTCGCGAGGTCTACGCGTGGCTCCCACTTCTGGATCGCGGAATAGCACGCGGCCATAATCTGCAGGCGCAGCGCCGGGGTCTGCGGCTGGTCAATCATCTGCGACAGGAGCGAGCCGTATTCACGACGCATAACGCGCGAGCCTACCGGCGTGACCAGAATGTCGCGCATGCTTTGCCGGATATGCTCAACCTCAGAGATACTGAGGCCGGTCTGGCTGTTCATTCCCAGATAACGCACCGTCATTTGATGCCCTCCGTCCAGCTTCCGCCCCGTTCGACGCCGCCGTGGTCGTGGTTATCCACCTGCACGCCGTTTGATTTCAGTGTCCC